TCAAAGATTGATAGTTTTCATAAAGTTGCGCCACGAGTGTTTTTGTTCTTCGTCTGAAGATGGATATGCTCCCCATTCCCACTTTTTGCCATAGTCATCAAACTCCTCTTTTGTCATTTCTTCAACAAGAAAGCCGATGCCATTTTCCTCCGACAGCCAGGGGATGTTTTCAGTATCTACACGAATATTACATACTCCTCGTTCATTTTTCATTACACAATTCCCAGTTTTCTCATCAACGGCATAAACCCGTTCTTTCATGTAGTCTGCAAAGTATTTCATAAAGGTATTTTTTGAAAAGATAATCACTGGTCAACCACTCGCATCCCACCGCCTTGTTTCATGCGCCATCTCAAAGAGAAAGCCTTGTCCGTTGTGTAATTATCAGGTCGTAAATTTACAAATTTATTTTGATATGAACAATTTTTTAGCAAAATAAAAAATAGTTTCCATCGGTCGTTATTTTTCTCAATTTTTTGCGCGAGAGCAACGATTGTTCGCAAGTTGGTAAATTACTTGGCTGGTAAATTTTCGTTGCTTCTCGACAAACTCTCGTTGGTAACGAGAGTTTCTCCGCAAAGTTATGCCTTTTTCTCCATATACGCAAACAAGAATGTAAAAATTTCGCAAAACACACAGAAACGCCCCAAATTTTGCATAAAAATTTCGCAACGGTACATTTATCAATTTCGGAGTAAAAAGCGCAAGGAGGGGCATTTCTGTGGCTCTACGGAGGTTATTGCTTGCATTTCGACAAGACGGTTTCGCAAAAGCACTCGTAACGAAAAATTGGATAACGGTCGGTGCGCGTTTGCACATAGGCAAATACAAAATTCCGCCGTGGCTTGTCGCTGTCGTCTTGGAGTAGTCTGCGGAATGAGTATTGACACTCGTCGCACAGTCCGTAGTTCATTCCGTTGATAACTTGCTCTGTAAATTCGAGCGCACTTTGGGCGTCGGTAAACACGCCTGAAACATTACATTTGGTTGTATGGTTGGGCATTGTTGCCTCCGAAACCAACACATAAACAGTCTGTTCTTTCATTTTGTGGTTATTTTGGCGTAAAACGATAAAAATTCTTGCGATAGGTAATACTGTGCGAAACGGCTCTCACCGTTACTAATCATCTGCCGCTCGATAGGCAGCGGTTAGATGGTTTGTCGGTGTCGCAGGCAAGTCGGAAGCAACGGAAGCGGTCTAACGCCTCCAACGATGTAATGCTTCTTCCTGCGAGTAGCCAATTCCGAATTTGGCTGTTTTGACTTTCTGTAGTTTTCATTTTTCTCGATTTTTTTTCAGGCGAAATAGATACGGCGTAATTCAAGTTTTTTTTTGGAGTACGATAGTACTCTTTTTTTTCTCTCCTTTTCCTACTCCTATTCCTATTCCTATTCCTATTCCTATTCCTATTCCTGTTCCTATTCCTATTCCTGTTCCTATTCCTGTTTTGATTTGTTACTAATTTGCTATTGTTTTGCTATTGTATCACACCCCAAATCAATACCATATAAACGCTTGACAAGCCTGTTGGCGTAGCCTACTGCATCTTCCGACAGAACGCCGTTTTTGAAATTATGCACAAGCATTTCTTTGGCAACCTCATCGCGGTAGTGCAGTAATTTTTTGTCGTATTGGTCGTTTTTCATACTAAAATGCACTTTGTCCGTGTCGTGCGCAACTTTTTGTTGGTTAAAAATTTGCTTTTAGTTTGAGTTGTTTGTTACAAGTCGGCACTCTGTCGTCGTCGCAACTTGCCGTCCGTTCAAATTCGCAGCCGACACAGAGATTTATGTGCTGCGTGATGTATAATTGGCTGACATCATCTATTGTAGTAATTCGTTCCATTGTTTGTTGGTTATTATTCCATGTGGAATTTGTAGAGTTTTTTGCCGTCGTAGTAAGCCGTCAAGTTGGCAAACTTTTTGCCCATTTTGTATTGTTTTCCGCACGCCTGATAGACGGGCAGCAAACAGGCATCTACTATTGTGTAGGCAAGTCCTTTCTCGTCAAACCAAACGGTTCTCGGGGTTGTCGGGTTGCCGTCGTTGATGTAGTGCAGCCCCTTAATCTTTTTCTCCGAATTGTACATCAGAATTTGGTCAACCGTTTGCGTGGCGTATCTGCGTTTGATTGTTTTTGCTACATCTGCGCCCCAAACATCGATGATGATTTTGATGGCATCTTCATCATCGTAGGTGATACAGGTTTCGTGGTTGTTCCACTCGTAGTAATAGACCTCTTGTGGGTCGCATTGCTCTCGAATGAGTTTTTCTATGTTGTTGTAAAAGTCGAAAAAACGATTGATATATTTTCGTATTCCGTAGAGTCCTGTTCCGTTGCCCACGCTAACTATTTTTTCATTTTCTCCGAGCAGGTGTTTGATTTTCTCGTACTCCTCATTGAATCGTTCGTTGCTGAAAGCGAAGAAGCATCCCTCCATTGGTGCGTGAGTTTTGTATTTCAGTTTCTTGTAAGTTTCGAGCGTTTTTGCGCCCTCGATTTTCAGGTTACCCTCTTCTCCAAGAGTGAATGTGCATTTTGTTGTTTCCATAATTGTAGTTTTTTTAATTGTTATTTTTGATTTTTTGTTTCGAGCCATTCATCGATGGCGGTGCAGAGTTCGTCCCAATTCTGCACCTGTTTTTCGTTAAAATAGATTCGACTGCAATAATCTTCTACATCGTAGTCGAACTCGTTTACGAATGATGTTGTTTGGTATTCATCAACGGCGCAGTCGATGATAATATCAAAGAGTTTCATGATGAGCGCGTTACCCAGTTCGGGATTGCGCTTTGTTTGCGTAAGCGCAAATGGGTCGATTTTTATTTTCTCGCTTACTGTGCGTAGTGCGTCCAGCACATCGTCCTCTTCGAGTTCTACCCCGAAATCATCTTGCAGTTTGTCCATGTATTTGCACGCCGATGAGTAACAGCGCAAACAGTTTAAAACAAAATCTTTTGTTTTCATAATTTGTTGATTTTTAAGTTGTTAAATTTTTATTATTATTTGTTGTAGAAAGTTACTTGCAAGCCACGACGGAGGCGGCATACAGTCTTGTCGTTGGCAAGGCGATAGGCACGCTCCAGCAGCCTGTTTACGAGTTCCAAGCCAAGTAGCGCAATCAGTCCCGAAACGCCAACCAGCGTGTTGATACGGCAACCGTTGTCGGCAATGCCATAGACCTTGATTCTGAAGTCCATATTGATTTCGCGTGTGGTGTAGTTGAGTGTCGTTGCAGTTGGTTTCATCGTGTTTGTTTTTTTTATGAAAAAATTTCGTTAATTATTTCGCTACAAAATTACAGGTTTATTTTTAACTGCGCAAACTTTTCGCAAACTTTTTTCGTAAAAAATACAATAAATTTCGTATTTAGCAAGAAATCAACAAGTTAAAAGCGCAATTTTTTCATAATTTTGAGCGAAAAACTTGCGTATTTATGAAATTATTCGTACATTTGCAGCGAATTCAAAACAATTTTCTATGAAAAAAGAACTTACAGATGCGCTGAAAGCCAAATTTGTGGGGGTCAGCGAAACAATTCTCGACAGGGTGGCTACTAAATTAGCCAAGACTGTTACTACAGAAGAGGAAGTAACCGCAGCAGTCGATGGCGTTACTTTCCAACAAGTCCTCGAAAGTTACGGCGATAGCCGTGCTACCGAAGCGCAACAGACCGCTGTTCGCAATTACGAACAGAAATACGGACTGAAAGACGGAAAGGCAAAAGATGGGGGCGTGCCTTTGGACAAAAAAGAGCAACCAAAAACAGACAACGAGGAAGCACCAGCGTGGGGAAAGGCACTCCTTGAGCAATACAAAACACTTGCCGAACGCCTGAATAACATCGAAACGGAGCACGCCTCTACCAACCGCAGAAAGCAACTTTCGGCTGAAATTGCTGCACTACCTGCTTCGCTACGCAAAGCCTACGAGCGTACCAATATCGACACGCTCACCGACGAGGAGTTTTCGACGCTGCTCACGGAGGTCAAAACGGAGGTGGAACAGATAGGCAACGACATCAACGCAAAAGGGGCGGTCTTCGGGCAGCCAAACAAGGCGAACAACAAGGCATCGGCTGGCAACTCAAAAGCAGCCAGCGACGCCGAAACGGACGCTGTTGTGGGCAAACTCATCTAATTTTTTCATTTCTAAACCAACAACAAAATGGCAACAACAAATCTCAATCGTGATGTTCACGAAATTCAGAGTGGGCTTGATTGTATCGTAGTCATCAAGGCGTTTGCCGACATTCCTGGCGGTCGTTCGCTGAATGTTGAAGATGTCGCAGCCGATGTTACGGTTCTCAAAGCAGGGCACATCATCGTTGCAAAAGACGACGATTACAAACCGATGCCCGTGGCAACTGGCGGTGCGGCTTATGGCACGCTGCCGACTGGTTATTCGTATGTGGGCGTGCTGAAAAAGAGTGTTCCTGTAAAAGATGCGCGTGCTGCAATCGTTACCGCAGGGCAAGTGAATGCAGCGGCAAGTCCGTACCCAATCACAAGCGCAATCAAAACTGCGCTGTCGCATATTCAATTTCTGTATGCGTAGTGTTTAACAACAAAAAAAGTAAAAAACAATGGCAAAGCAAGTTTCTTTATTCCCCGAATACATCGACAAGTATTTCGGAAGAGTGATTGGCAAAATCACTGAAAAATACAACGGCGAAAAAGAAAAACAGACGCTGCTCTACAAAACGATGCTGACCGAAGAGTACTCCGCTGACCTTAGTTGGGGTGCTACCGAACTCAACAATGTGATTGTAGCAGCCGATGTGGTGGCGATGGACGCTTCCATTCCGTTGAAAAAACGCGGCTCGCTCGCAAACGCCAGCGGCAAATTGTCGAAAATTGCTATCAAGTTCCGCAAGGGCGAAAAAGACATCTCCGACCTGAATGTGGCTATTGCTCGTGGCACAGACGAGGCAACCATTGCCGCCAAAGTGTTGAACGATGTGCCACGCGTTATCGACGGCACTGACGCGCGTATCGAGATGATGTTCGAACAAGCACTTTCGTCGGGCACAATGCTCGTCGAAGATAGCGAAAACGACGGCACTGGCGTGCGTGTCGATTTCTACAAAGAGGAGAATCAGTTCCACAACATTGGCGTGAAATGGGACGGCAACGCCACCACTGCTACGCCGCAAGACGATGTGCAGCAACTGTTCGACAAAGCCGCCGAAGATGGCAACAGCATTGCTATCGTAATGATAAGCAAGAAGTATTTCAACCTGTTCCGCAGGTCGAAACAAGGCAAAGAGTTGGCGGCTTCGTATCAAGGGCGCGTGTTCACCGCTTCGACCGTGTTGCCAGTGCCTGGCAGACAGTTGTTCATCGACGCGCTGCAAGACGAATACGGTGCAGAGTTCCGCATTGTTGATAGCACTTTCAAAGTGCAGAAGCACGATGGCACAGAGCAGAGTGTTCGTCCATGGGTCGATGCCAATGTAGTGGCTATTCCTGCCGAAAATGTGGGTCGCCTTGTGTATGGTACACTTGCCGAAGAGACCAACCCTGTAGAGGGTGTGAATTACGAAAAATCTGGGTCGTTCTTGCTTATCAGCAAGTATTCGAACAACGACCCGCTGGAAGAGTTCACCTCTGGTCAAGCGTTGTGTATTCCTGTTATCGATGGTGCTGACAGCATCTATCTGCTGGACGCTGACTACACCGCACCGACAACGGAAACAGAAGCCGCATCGAGCAAGTCCTAATTGCTGAAGCCTTATGACAACGCTCGAAGCGCTGAAAAGCGTCAATTCGTACCCTGCACCGCTACGCACCTTGGAAGAGATTGCGCAGCGGTGCGGCGTTTTGCTCGACGATGAATGCACGGTAACTGTATTGCAGGGCAAAGATTATCGCCTCGCTTGCGCCGACCTGCTGCTGTGGTTGTCGTTTGCGCCGCAAATATCGCAAGGCGGACAATCGTACCAATTCAGCGACGAGCAACAACTGCAAATGCGCGCCCAAGCCAACGCCATCTACGAAGAGTACGGCGAAACAGAAGCAGCGCAAATGGGAAGATTTGGCTATAAAGGTTCAAGACTGTGATTGTGCAAAACGGCTACATATCGGCGAAAGAGAAAACCGCTGGCGGTATCGACCCTACGACTGGCTTCCCTGTGAAGCCAAGCAGCGTTACATACCAGCCCGCCATTCCCTGCCAATATACGGCAAACTCGTACAACAATCTTGGGCGCACACAGAGCGGCGAGCGTTTCACCGTGGCTACATACACGATACTCATCGAGCAACAAAAAAAGCCATTCGTGGCAGAGCAAATACGGCTGTTGGATATGAACGAGAACATTGTGGGAGAATTTTCTGTAATCAGTATCGAAACTATCGATGCCGTCTGCGAGGTAAAAATTTTGGTATAATGCCTATCAAAGCAAATTTTGACCAATTGAAAGTTACGCGACATCTCGAAGAGATGGTGGCTCGACAAGAGCGCGTGCTGGTCAATACACTTTCGTATGTTGGCGAACGGTGCGTGAACAAGGCGCGAACCAGTGGCAGTTACACCGACCGAACAGGCAATTTGCGTAGCAGCATTGGATATGTTGTTGCTGTAGATGGGCAAATCCGCACGATGTCCGATTTTTCGGGCATAAAAAGCGGCGGCGAGGGGGCGAGTATCGGGCAAAATTATGCACGAGAACTCGTATCGAAATTTCCGCAAGGCATAGTGCTGATAGTAGTAGCAGGAATGCATTATGCCAAGTATGTAGCCGCCAAAGGGTTTGATGTGATAGCGAGTGCAGAACTCGAAGCGAGAAATTTAGTTCCGAAATTGTTGAAGCAACTAACTGTAGAATTTACCAGCAATGCTAACAGCCAAACAGGTACAAACTGATGTCTATAACCTGCTCCGTACCAGCACCCTTTCGTCGATGATTTCAGGTGCTGTGTACAGGGCTGGGTTTAGACCGCGCGACAGCCGCCTCGAAGATGCAATCGTTATTTTTACGACGGGCGCACACTCCGATGTCGAAACTGGCGTGGTAACAATCAATATCTATGTACCCGACATTGACGCATTCGACAACGGCGTGCTGGTCGAAGACGGCGTGCGAACTGCCGAACTGGAACGAGCCGCCGCCGAATGGGTCGAAACGCTTACAGCAGCCAAGAGCAACTACAAGTTCGGGTTGTTCAAAACAATTTACACCGAAACGGATACCGAAATCAATCAGCACTTTGTAGTGATAATACTCGAATACAAGTACATTGCATAGTGCGCAAAACTAAAATTCAAATTGTTGTTACAAAACTAAAAAAAGGAGAGAGAATTATGTCAGTAGTGAACTGGGGGAAGCCCAAACTTGAGATTGCCGCCTATGTAGATGGCGCACTACCCGCAAACCCGACTTGGACGACGCTGCCCGAGCCTGTTACCGACACCACAGAGTTGGCAACGGAAGAGGGCGACAAGGTGGAAGCCATCGAAGAGGGAGGCGGCGTGGTTGATACATACCGCAAAAAGTCGAAATACTCGCTTTCGTTCGAACTGTTCGAGAAGAAAGGCGAAACGAAGCCTATCGAGGACAACGACGGCGTGATTGACACCACTTACGCTATTCGGCTCACGCCCGAAGACACGACCAACAACGGCTATTTGATGAAAAAATGTTCGGTTTCGTGCCTGAACACTTGGAAATCAGCCGACGGCGGTCGCTGGAAATACACTTTCGACGCGTTGGTGCCCGACGATGGCAGCAAGATGCTCGAACGCTATGTGGCAAGCACCACAAACAGCACAGCGGACAACGATGTGTAAAAAAAAAAGCGTAGGATGACGGCTCGGAAAGACGAGCAAATGACGGTGGGGAAAGACCCACACTGCGGCAGTAGCACAATGGTAGTGCGTTGGCTCTCCAAGCCAAAGATGGGTGTTCGATTCGCCCCTGCCGCTCGTTATGATACAGAAAAAAGATATTCGTAGGACACAACGGCGGTCAGCAGATGCTATTCTTGCCGCACCGCTCAAAGTTCATATTGGCGGCGACACGCTCACGATGGTGCGCCCTACCATTCGCACATTCATTGCTGCGAGCCGTGCCATTGCCGAACTGCCGCTTGCCGATGTGCAAGAGGGCAAAGAGATTTCGTGCATTATCTCGTATGCACGCCACAGCACGCCGATAGGCAAGATATTCGCCACGATGTTGCTTGGCGCACGCAAGTGGGAAAGTCCGCTTTTTCGCTGGCGCAAACGGCGGTTGGCTGATAAGATACTCGACACCTATTCGCCCGCCGACCTCTCGACGGCGTTGGGTGAGGTGCTGATGGCGTTGGAGGTGCGCGATTTTTTCGTGCTTACCACTTCCCTGAACGAAGTCAATCTGATAAAGACGGAAGTGGTAAAAACGACAGCATCTGGGCGATAGTAGGGCTGTTTGCGCAGAACTACCACATGCCGCCCGAAGCGGTACTCGACATGACGCTGCAAAATGTGGTGATGTACAACGCAGTGTTGCCGAGTTATGTGTCGGACAAAGACAAGAGAATCAGCGGCGACGACCCACGCAACCGTGAGGCAATAGACCGTATGTTGGGACTGTAAAAAAAAGGCAAACGCTATGGCAGACAATGGCACACTCGATTTTGAGGCGCGGGTAAAGATGGACACAGAGGGTGCTGTGTCGTCTATCAACGATATGGTAAAAAAAGCGGAAGAAGCGGGCTTGAATATAGACCGCTATTTCGCGCTCTCAAAATGCAAAAAATCGATAACTGAAATAAAAAATGAAATTGAAAAATGGCGTGAGAAACAAAAGGCGTTAGGCGACGAATACGGCAAAACGGAGAACGCTATCGCAAAGGCGGAAAAGTCTATCAGTCAGATGAAGGCTGGGCTATCGCAAGCGGAGATTAGCGGCGACGATATGGGCGTGCGCGTGTTTACCAGCAAAATTGCAGAAGAAGAGAAAAATTTGCAGTCGCTCAAAAATAAGTTGGGCGAGTTGGGCGGAGAAATAGATGCCACTTTGAAGCCTGTGAGCGAACTGAATGAAAAATTTACTGCATTAAAAAATATAGAGAAACTGTTGGAGAATGCGCAGCCAGCGTTAGGTACAAAAATCCGCAAGAACAAGGCGGAATTGGCGCAAATGGCGGCAGCAGGGCAGCAGAACACAGAGGCTTACAAGAAATTGGAAGCCGAAACAATCCAACTATCAAGACAGCAAACGGTACTCAACAAAACGCTGTCGGCAGGCGCAAAGTCGGGGCTATCGATGGCGGCGACAATGCAGGGTCTGCAAGCGTTGTCGGGCGCATATTCGGTAGGGTTAGGCGTTGCTTCTCTATTTTCGAGCAACCAAAAAGACCAGTTGGAGATACAGACTAAACTGCAATCGGCAATGTCTATTACCGTTGGCATTCAGGGCGTATATCAATCGCTGTTGAAATCGAGTGCGATGATGCAGGGGCTGTATGCAGCGCAAACAAAAGCGGCTACAATCGCCACGAAACTCAAAACGGCAGCCGAGGGAAAGGGCGCAATCGCCACCAAAGCAGCCACGATAGCGCAAAAAGCGTTCAATATAGTAGCAAAAGCCAACCCCTATGTATTGCTGGCAATGGCTCTCGTTACCGTTGTGGGGGCGTTGGCTGCATTTGCCGTTGGGACATCGAAAGCCAAAAAAGAGCAAGAATCGTTCAACCTCTCGTTGGAAAAGAAAGAAAAGGCGTTGGCGCGTCTGAATACGGAGCAAGAAAACAACATCAAGATAATGCAAGCCGAAGGGGCTTCGGAGGAGGAAATTCTACACCAACGGCTGGAGAATGCACGCGCCGTAGAGCGTGAAACGGCTGCCGTTATCGATTTGATAAAAGCCCGTGCAGACAAGAACGGAAAATTGAGCGAAGATGACAAAAACGCATTGGCAGAATGGCTAAAAAAGAACGAGGACGCTTATAACGCAATCAACTCGATATTGGCAGACAGCACAGCGTATCAAATACGCTTGGAGCGTGAGAAGCAAGCCGAAATCAAACGCTTGACAGAGCAAGCGAACAAGGAGCAACTCGACCTGCAAAAGAGCCGCACCAAGGACAAGATGAAACTCATCGACTTGGAGTTGCAGCAGACCATTGCCGCCATCAACAAAGAGCGTGCTGCCTATCAAGAAAAGTACGGAAAGGGGGCGGACACCTCGCAGTTCAGTCGCCGTATCGACATTGCCAAGCAGGGCGCAGCCGACAAACGCAGCGCGGTGAGCCGTGAGCGTGGCAGACAGTACGAAGACTTGGCAGCCGACACCGACAAGTTCCAGCAGAACCAAGAAATAGAGGTACTGAAACAGCAAGCCGATGCCACCACCGACCTCAACGAGAAATTGCTGTTGCAAGCCGAAATTCGTCAGCGGCTACTCAATATCGAACTCGACCAACTCGACATCGACCGTCAGCGGGCGTTGGAAGACGCTGGCGACGACGAGCAGCAGAAGCAAATTATCAATCAGACCTACGACAACAAGGTAGAGCAAGCCCAATCGTCGAGTGCAATGCAGGGCGCGCAGGACGAACAGGCGGTGCTTGAACAGCGTAAGGCGCAATACGAAGAGTTTGCGCAGCGCACGGTGGAGATAGAGCAGCAGCGCATCGAAAATATCAAAAAGATAGACGCGGCACTGGCGGCTGGCGACATATCGGAAGCAACGGCAGCGGAGCAGCGCCAGTTTGTCGAAACGCAAGCGTCGCAGGACACCGAGCAAGCAAGCATCGAAACGCTTGGCACCAATGTCGAGGGGTTGGGCGAGGAGTTGAACGCCATAATGCAGAGCGTACTCGATCAGGGCTTGATGACGGTGCAAGCGCAACTGCCCGCGCTGAAAGCGGAACTCGCCTCGCTGAAAGCCAACAAAAACGCCGACCCGAAACAGTTGGCAGTGGCAATGACCAAAGTGGCAGCCGCCGAAAAGGTGGTGAACGACTATACCGAAGGGCTTGGCACATCGCAAAAAGAGTATGGCAAGAGTACCAAAGAGAACTGCGGAAAAGCCGCTGACGCATTGAAAGTAGTGGGCGAGGCTGTCGATATGATTGCCGACAATTTCGGCGAGTTTATGGGCGAGGCTGGGCAGGACGCTATGCAGGTTATTCAGACCGTTGTTACCGCTACACAGACGGCACTCACCGCTATCAGCACCACCTCGATAACTGCGGCAGAGGGCGTGAAAACGGCAGAAAAAGCGTCGGTTATCTTGGCTATCATCTCCGCTGCCATACAGGTGGTGATGGCATTGGTAAATGTGTTTGCCAAATACTTCTCGAAAGCGGCGCAGACACAGGCACTCATCGACAAGAACAACGAGGCAATAGAAACCTCGAAAAATAGGGTAAAAGAGTTGCAAGCCGCGCAGAAATCGCAGACTGGGCGCGACTACTGGAAAAACCAATGGGAGCAGATAGACGAGTACAACAAACAGGCAAAACTCGCCGCCGAAAACGAAAAGTTGGCGAAGCAGAAAAAAGAGGAATCGAACACCTCGAAAAAGAAAGACGATGCCGAGCAGCAAGCGCAGGAGGCGCACCAAGCACAGTTGGACGCCGAAGAAGCCGCGCGCGAAACAACGGAGAAGTTCTACGAAGAGATGTCGGGAACGAGCCTCAAATCGTTTTCCGAGAATTTGGCAGACAGCATTGTCGAGGGTTTCAAAAGCGGCACGGAGGATATGCGCGACATTTGGGACAGTGCGCTCGACGATATGTTCACCGACATGATAAAGCAGCAGATAAACCTGAGTCTGCAAAAGCGGTTGGCGGGCGTGTTCCAAAAAGTGCAAGACGCTTTTGCTGGTGGCGACACCCACCTCACGCAGACCGAGATGGAGGCGATGAAATCCGAATTTGAGAACGCCAAAGCGGGCGCAGAGGCAGAGATGGAGCAATGGCGGCAGTTGATGGAAACAATGGGCTTGACCACCGACGACGACATCGACGCTTCGTCGGGCGGCTTCGAGAGTATGAGCCAAGACACCGCCGACGAACTGAATGGGCGTTTTACCGCCTTGCAGATGAGCGGCGCAAGCATCGACGCAAAAATGCAGTTGCAGTTGGACGGCACAAATATGCTCATCACGCAAGCGCAAGGCATAAAAGACACAGTGGCACTGATGGTGGGCATCGCTACTAACCAGTTGGAGGAATTGCGTGATATTAACGCGCACACGGCACTGTTGGAAGAAACGAACAAACGCTTGAAACAGATACAACTAAACACCGACAAACTATGATAGACAAACGATTTCCCGAAGCCAAAGAGGCACTGCTGCAACTGATGCGTGAGCATAACATCTGCGACGACGGTTACAGCCGTGCGGTGGCTGCTACCGACTTGGCAGGGCTGATAGGCGTGATGAACGAGAACCGCCTTTTTGTGGGGCATAGTTATGTACCTGCTACGGAGTGGCTGCGCACCTACTATGGCGACGACCTGCCCACGCTCAACAAGCACGGCATCTATCTCGACCAAGAGGTGGAGGTGCGCGACCAGCCTGTGGTGTGGCTCTATGGCAAATGCGTGTGCAACTACTTTTTCACGCTTCCCGAAATAGGCGAACTGGTGGTGTGCAATTTCAGTTGTGCGCTGGTGCATGTAACCAAGAGCGTGCTGTTCCGCGTCTATTTGGTCGATAACGGCATTGCCGAGATAGCCGACCACCCAAACAAAGTGCGTATCTACATAAAAGATAGGAGGGCGAAGCAATGACAATCACTATCAACGGCACGAACATCGCCACGCAGTTTGGGCTTACACCGATAAAAGGCACGCTCGACAACCTGTGCAAGCCAGCGGAGTTGAAAGCGTTGGTAACGAACGAAAACGCCGCCATCGATGGTGTTGTTCCTGTACTCTACAACCGCAAGACAAAGCACCGCACGGTGTCGTTGCCGTTTATCATTCGGCAGCCAAACCTCGCCACGCTGTTGCAAAAGGTTGATGCGCTCATCGACTTTTTGCAGAACGGTGCAAAGGACAGCACTGGCGCATACACGCACATCAACGAGGTGTTGGTTGCGGAGCAGCAGCGCAAGTACCGCCTCATCTACGAGAGTTTCGACAAATACAGCAATTTCGATGCGAGCGGAAAAGCAACTATCAGCATAAAATTTACAGAACCAAACCCCACGAATAGAGCCTTATGAACAGTGCCATTACAACTCTGACGATTTACAACCCGATAGGTGGCGAACTCTGTACGCTGCCTGTAACCAATTCGTGCGACCGCTCCTATACGCTGGGCGGCGACAACAAAATTACGCTCAACTGCAAGTTTGCCAAGCGTTACACCATTCCAGCGTTTTCGTATGTGCGCTACGATGCTGAACTGTTTTTCGTCAAAGAGTTGTATGTGCCGCAGCCGATGGGCGGCTACTACCAATACGAGTTGTCTTTTTTTTCGGTGCTGAATATGCTCTACAAGCCGCTGTTCAAGCGTTATGTAACGGTAGAGGGCAGCACTTTCGACGAACCCGAATTTGATGTGAACGCCAATCTTGCCACTATCGGCGAAATGCTGATAACCGCTATCGGCAAGTATGCGGAGCGTGTGCCGCTATACAGAAATCACGAAACCATTTTTGCGCAGTGCCTTGCGGCTGGCAAGTTCCGTTTGTCGGACAATAGTGCTTACAACGACACCACGCTGCAAGCCTTTTCGTTTTCGGGAACGAGCATTCTCGACGCTATCAATATGGTGGCGCAAACCTACGAAACGGAGTTTTGGTGTGTGCCGTCGTCGGGAGTAGTACCCACCTACACACTGCGGTTCGAGAAGTGCGAGCAGGGCGACATTATCACGCTTTCCGACGAGATAGATAACACCACACGCAAAAGCGGTGGGCTGGTCAGTGCCGAATACAGCAGCGAGTTTGGCGATGTGCCGCAGGTGTTGCTTCCGATAGGCAGCGACCGCAATATCACACGCAAAGTGGCGCAGCAGACTGTGAACGGCAATCTGATGAATGTGTCGTATGCCAAGCGGCTGAAACTCGACCCCAGCACCACCTATGCGTGGACTGACGATGCTGGCGCAAGCGTGAGTATAACCACCGACGCGGCAGGGGCTATTGCGGTCGATGGCGTTACTACTGGCATCGAAACCACCGAAACATTCGACGACATTTACCCCAAGTGCCGCTACCGTGTTACGGAGGTGGTTACGCGTGGTGCTACCGACAATCCGTACTACAAAGTGATGTTCGAGGCGATAGGCGGCACAGGGCTGGCTGCACCCTATTTCCCGTTCACCATTGCCGACGGTGCAACCCTTTCGATTATCTTCGAGAGCGGACTGTTGAACGGTATGGAGTTCGAGGTGCAGCAGGGCGACGGTGGCAACGGCGTGATGGGTCTGACGATTATTCCAAACGGTGACGACGAGAGCGCACAGATACCCTATGGCTCGTTTGTGCCGATGGTGGGCGACGAGTTTGCCGTGTTCAATATCATTATGCCCGAAGCCTATATCGAAGCCGCAAAATTGGAGTTGGCAAAAGCCGCCTACACCAAAGTGTGCGAGTACCGCGACACACGCCCCGACCTTTCGTGCAAGTCAGACCCAAACTATTTCCACGAAAACGGCGTTGAGATTTCGATGGGCTGCCGTGTGGCTGTCGAGAGCGAACTGATTGGCGACCTGCAATATATCTCGCGCGTGTCGGAGTTTTCCTATTCGCTTGCTTCGCCCGACGATGTGTCGTTCAAACTATCGTCGGCAGTACAGGCTGGGTCGTTGGCGGCGTTGAAACTGGCGGTTGCCGACGCTACCAACAGCGTGAACGGCTTGGAGCAGCGCAGCATTGTGTTGAGCCGTCGTGGCTGGCGCGACCAAAAAGAGTTGTCGGAGATGATAGAGAGCCTCGCCAGCGAGATGATGCTAATCGGCAACGAAAAGTACCAGTTTGGGCTTACCAGCACCATCAGCATACTGAACACCGCCGACGGAGCGTTTAGTGCCGTGAAATTCACCGCAGGGGCGTTGTCGCACACGCAGCCGCCCTACCGCGACAACGGCAACAACGGCTTGTACGAGATGCCAGCTGCAACCTACTACAAGTCGAATATCAGCAGTTACGACGCTTCCACACCCTACTACATCTATGCCGTGTTAGACAGCAGCACCGCCAAAGGCACTTGGCTCATCACGCCCACAGCGCAGGACGGCGAAATGTATATGTTGGTAGGCGTGTTGGCGAGCGAGTTCGAGAACCAGCGCACCTTTTCGCGCACCTACGGCTACACCGCTGTAACAGGCGGAAAAATCACCACCGAGATGATTCAGGACGCTGGCAGCAATCTGATTATCGACTTTCAGAGCAGCCCACCGCGCATTGTAGCACGCAACGGCGCAGAAATCATCGGCAATATCAAATTCAAAGCCTCCGACACCAAGACCGCCGCCGAATATATTGCCGAACTCGAAGGCGGTGTATCGACAGCACAAAGCACCGCCGACGCTGCACAAGCAGAGGCAGAGGCAGTGCGCGAGGAGTATCAAGAAGCCATCTCTGCCGAAGAACAGGCGCGCAACAGTGCCATAGCGGGCGTGCAGACAAGCATTGGCAGTCTGCAAAGCCAAATAGACGGAGAGGTTACAGCGTGGTTTTTGAACGGCGTGCCAACACTCACCAACGCCCCTGCCAAAGATTGGACTACCGACGACGAAAAGACGCGCCACATAGGCGACACCTACACCAATATGAACGCCTACGAAGACGACCCCGACGCTGGCAAGTCGTGGCGTTGGTGCAAAGGCGACGGAGATGACGACACTACTACGGGTTGGCATTGGCACCTCATTGCCGATAGCGACGCAGTGAAAGCACTTGTGGAGGCAGGTAAGGCGCAATCGACTGCCGACGGCAAGTCCACCACTTTTATCACGCAGCCGAGCAACTACTCGAAAGGCGACCTTTGGATATTGCAGACCGACAGCGACCACACCGCAGGTAAGAAAGGCGACATACTCACCGCCAACGCCGACAGCACCACCTATGTAGCAAGCCATTGGAGCAAAAAGGTCAAATACACCGACGACACCGCTGTCGATAACTTGCAGATAGGCGGGAGAAACTTGCTGCTGAATAGCAATAGTTGTACTTGGATGGTTTGGGGAATATCGTGGGCGAGTGGCGTTACCAATCGATACACTACCAACAAAACAGACGAATACACGCAGATTACCATAAAAACCAAGCCAAATAATGCGTTTTCGGTATTTATTACAATGTTCAACAAGATAACCAACGCGGCATGGGCAGAGCGGAAAATAACTGTTTCGGCAATGTTGTATTCTTCGTATGCAGACAAAGTCAAAATAGGAGTTGTTGAGCGGTATCAGAAATATGGCAATGAGACGATTGACCAATACTACAACCACAACGCAGATATTGCGGTAGAAGCAGGAAAGTGGACGCAGGTATCGTGGTCGTTTGAAAGCGTGAAAGACTTGTATGCGGCAAGCGGTGGTTTGACCCCCGATTCGTTATACCTCGTCATAGCAGGAACGAATACACCTGCGGCAAATGCCTATTGGCGAATGAAGAATCCCAAGATTGAGTTTGGCAACAAACCCACGGACTGGACACCTGCGCCTGAAGATGTTGAGGTGGAGATAGCCGCGCTCGACTACCTGAAAGCGGCACTCAACGACGGCTCTACCGAGATAGCGGGCGGTCTGTTGATGACCAATGTGCTGATGCTGAAAAACCTCGCGGGGGCAGTAACGGCAGGGATGAGCGGACTGACCAAGAAGACAGGCACAAGCACCGCCGACAATGTGCTGCTGTGGGGCGGTGGCACATACGAAGAGGCGTTCTATGCCGCCAACAACGCCAACTACTACAAGGCTGCCAGCGGCACAACGCCTATCACCACACTCATCAAAAAGGACGGCACAGGCAAAATTGGCGTGTTCAAAATTTCCAGCACACAAATCACCGTCGATGTACCCAACCAAGGCAAAATCGTTATCGACGGCAGCAGCAGCAACGCTGGCATCTACATACAAGATACCAATGGGAATAACAAAATCGTGATTGTGCCGCGTTCCGTTTCTTCCTATATGCCGCTTCCCGATACGAACAGCACCTATTCGGGCGACAGCGATGGTGGCGCAGCCTTTACCAATAAAGAACATGTTCTGGGAACGTTCACGACGCGGACTAACGGCAAAAGCACATTGACCATCAGCGGTAATTTGGAGGTTTACGCCGCGTTGGGATATGCAGGTGGTGGCTCAGCCACGCTATATGCCTCGATGTGGCTCGTTTACGGCAATAAAAAAATGAGTGTAGGCTCTGCCTCTGCTTCCGTGAATGTACCCTCCTCAGGCGCGAACGTAACAGCGTCGAGTGTCATCGCCAAGTGTAATTTCCAGCTCGACGCAGGGACTACCTATAAAGTTGTTGTGAAGTGCAGTGTAAACAGAGGCTCGGGGGATTTTACGGACTACAGTTTCTTCGATGCGAGTATGCTGTTCCGTCCCGATTACATCCCCATCACGGCGATAGGGACTGACAGTTTTGTGAGCGTGATCAATAACGACACGTTCTTCTCCGTGACGAACGCCAGCAGCGGGCAGACCATAAAGATGATGGGCTTGCCCACGGCGGCAACGGCGAAAGGGCAAATCTACAACGATAACGGCACGGTAAAAATAAAGACCTAAAATGCGTATAAACAACGCATTTCTCGCACCCGAAAAGTTATTGTTAGGTGTGTGAAAACGGCACTTTTTGTAGTATATTTGCATAACGCGGAAAAATGAAAAAATGAAAAGAAAATTGAACAAGGAGGCGGCACTATGCGCCTGATACTGCGGAGGTTAGCCCTGCGCCCCACCTACACCATTGGGCGGTTGTATATCGACGGTGCGTACTTTTGCGACACACTCGAACCGACGGTGCGCGACGAGAACCGCAATGGCGTGTTCGATGGGGCGGAGCGCAAGGTGGCAGGGCTCACAGCCATACCCTACGGCAAGTATAAGGTTACGCTTACACAATCGCCACGCTTTGGGCGGCTGCTGCCGTTGCTGCACGATGTGCCGCAGTTTGCTGGCGTGCGCATACACAGCGGCAATACCGCTGCCGACACGCAGGGCTGCATACTGGTGGGCTTCAACCGTGCGAAAGGCAAGGTACTCGACAGTCGCCGCACCGAAAGCCGTTTGGTAGAACGAATGCTCGACGCTCACGAGAATGTGGACATCAGCATAGAATAGGGGCGCGTTGCCCACCGCTGCGACAGCGGCAACAGCGCAAGTAAGGTTTTTTTTTAAGGTTAGTATGGCAGCGTGGAAAGACACGCAACGGTATAGGTGCTTGGTTGTGCCTATGCTGACAAGAGAGAGTTTATAGGTTATCGTTTATAGGTTAAACAATAATCTGAAATTTGAAAAAGCGTTCTTTGATGTATTGAGAATAGTCGCAGTTGCCGAGTGAAAAAAAAGCATATTGCGTGTGTCGGCAAAATGGTGTAACTTTGCAACACAAAATTATCTCGTGGAAAGTGCAATTATACATACAATCAGTTCCGCCAAACAATCATGTTGGATTGAGGATATTGTTGGTATTCGTAATAATATCGGAAGCGATTGTGAAAATCTCTGCATTACCATAGATGGTAATGTTCAAAAAAAAGCACTCGAAAACTATCACATTGTAACTCTCGCTTGTTTGTTAGATTATGCAAAAAGGATGGGCGTAGATGTTTATTTGAACATAGTTGATGAGGAACTGGAGAAATATATTTTTGGCGATATGCGCCTAAAAATGTATTTAACGCTTGAACAAAATATACAATACTCCACGCCCGAAAAGCAGCCGTTCAATATATGGAGAATAGAGGAACAGTTTACTACAAATTATGCGATTGCCTTGACAATGTTTTTCAAAAACAACTATTTTGTAGGCAAAGATATATCGGGGTTGAATAATTGTATAGTAGAACTATTTCAGAATGTAATTGACCACTCCTGCTCAAATGGCACGGCATTTGTTGCTATCTCTTATGACAAAGCCGAGCGACAAATTAGTATTGCGATATGCGATTTTGGAGTTGGTATTCCATACACATTGCGGAAACAATACAATACCGACTGCGAGGCGTTATCTAAATGCTTGTTGCGAGGTGTTTCTGCAAACACCAACAAACATAATTTCGGTTATGGAATGGAGAATGTGGTAAGCACAATGGGCGAAAAAGATATTCTAAAAATAGTCTCTAATAGAGCATTATTGCTGAAAACAAAGGAAAGAGAAATTACCTCTCCGCTCAAGTTTGATTTTAAGGGGACGCTCATTTACTTTACAATCCCAACAGATAGTTTTGAAACAGAAGAGATAATAGACCAATTTGCATTTTGATTATGATACAATTATCGGAAATAATGAAAGGCAGGAACTACCCCGACAGCGGTACAATGCTTTATGGCGATATTGTACGGCGATTGAAAGATGGGCAAAAGATAGAGATAGACTTGCAAGATGTATTATCATTGCCGTCTATGTTCTTAAATGCCTCCTTTGGGCGAATAGCAAAAGAGTGTGGAATTGACACTTTGAGAAGCAAAGTTACATTTCATCACATCACTCGCGCGCAAGCGGAGCGTTTGCAAGATTATTTCAAAAGTTTATAGTAACAGTTCAACGATATTAAAGCGACTATTCTTTATACGAGTAGCCGCTTTTTTTTGTAGGCAATAATTTGAAATTTGAAATTCTGAAATTTGAAATTCTGAAATGGACTGGATTAGCATTGTAGCGAGTAGCGTGTCGGCGGTAGTGGGCGCATTGGGGGGCGGCAGCCTTTTCCTTGTGCGCCAAAACAAGACGGCAAAGAAAATTGAAAACGAGGCGGCACAGAGTGCGGAGTGGCGCAAGTTGTACGACGAGGTGAAGCAGGAGTTACACGAGCGCGACGAGAAAATCGACCGCATCTACGACGAGAAAAAAGACCTGCGTAACGAGATGCACAGCCTTTCGACGCGCATCACGGAGTTGGAGGTGGAACTGACCAAGAGCCAAATTTACCGCTGCGAGGTGGCTGGCTGCCCGAAACGACAACCGCCTACTGGGTACTAAAGGTTATAGGTTATAGGTGAGAGGTTATAGGCTTTGTTGATACCGAAAATCTGAAATTTCAAATTTGAAATTTGAAATCTGAAAGGAATGCGGAACGATGAACATAGGTTGCAGGTGGAGTGCGTGCGTTGGTTTAGGCTGGCACACCCACGACTGCTTTTGTATGCCGTTCCGAACGGTGGGCAGCGCAACGCAATAGTGGCTGCCAAACTGAAAGCGGAGGGCGTGCTGGCTGGCGTTCCCGACCTTTTTCTTGCAGTGCCAAGCGGAACGGCACACGGCTTGTATATCGAGATGAAAAACGGCAAGAAAGGCGTGGTGAGTGAAAGCCAGCGCACCGTGATGGCGGCACTCAAAACACAAGGCTACGCAACGGCGGTGTGCCGCTCGTTTGACGAGTTCCAAGATACAGTTGAAAAATATATAAACGATGTACGAATTTGACGACAGCAAAGAGTTGTGGCGACTGCTGAAATGGCTTGCCGTATTGGCGGCTACCTTTGTGGCGGTGGTCTGCCTATCGAGTTGTAGAACCATAGTTCCGCAAGAGCGCATTGTCTATCGCTCCGACACCGTGCGGCAGGTGCAAAGGGACAGCATTTTCTACCATTATACCGACACCGTGCGCGAACGCCAGCGTGGCGACACTATCTATATCGAGCAAATAAAATGGCGCACCGCCTACCGCGAGTTCCTGCGCACCGACACCGTTATCAGAACCGACAGTGTTACGACCACCAACAATGTTATCGTGGCGCAGATGAACGGCTTTCAGCTTTTGGCTCGGCTGGGCTTTTGTCGGCTTGATAGTGCTGTGGGTCGCTTGGAAAGTGCTGAAAGTTTATTTGCGCGTGTGAAAAAGGGTGTGTGGGCGTTGAGAGAGGTTATTCGTCCTTTGTTGGAAATATGTTCGGTATCCGCTGTATTGCCGCTTGCTTGTTTTTGTCCATCACTTTGGTGTAAATTTGCGTGGTGGTCAAATTTTTATGCCCAAGCAGTTTCGAGGTTGTGTAAATATCAGTCCCTAAATCCAGCATCATCGTTGCAAATGTGTGTCGCGCACAGTGGAATGTTATCGTTTTATTTATTCCTGCACGCGCACACCATATCTTGATTGTGTAATTTGTGCACGACGGCGAGTGTATATTGGTAAACACTCTTTTGTCGGCTTGTCCTCGTTCGCCCATCAATTCAGCCGCTTGCGCCGATATGTCGAGATATTCAAGCCCTCCTGTCTTTTTTTGCGTGAAAATAATGCGTGTGTAATCGCCTTGTTGATAGACTTCGCCCCAAGTCAGTTTCAGTATGTCGCTTCGCCGCAAGCCAGTCAAACACGAAAATAAGAAAGCCCTTTTGATGGCAGGAGATTCGCACTCCGTTTGCGCAAGCCGTTTCACCTCGTCGATGGTCAGGTACATACGCATTCCCTCTTCCGCCTTGAAATTCTCAATACCTTGAAGTGGGTTGGTGGATATAATGTGTTCTTCAAATGCCCGATTGATACAGGCGCGGAGTTTGCTGAAATAACTCAATTTGCTGTTGCGCGCGAGCGGTTTCTTCTTGTTGCGCTTGCGTGTATCGTGTTGCCACGCTATGGCATCGTTTTCCAAATAGTCTTTGAACCCTTGTATCCATTTCTGTGTAATTTCAGCAAAGGTGATATTCTTCTTGGGTTCATATATGTTCAAATGTTGTAGGCATGAACGCCAAGCGTCCCATTTTTCGCTACTTTTCCCCACCGATCGCTTTTGGCACATCATTTTGTAGTAATCAAAAAAGAGCGTCCGTTCGGCAAATCTACTATCAAAACCGAACTTGCCGTTTTTTAGGTCAACAATGCGCTTGGCACGAATTGCTTCGGCAAGTCGCAGCGTTTCGGCGTTTGCTTCTCGGTCTGCGCGTGTCTTCTCTGGGACGAGATACAACTTGAGCCACTCATACGAGCGTTTGCCGTCGAGATAGATGTCAAGGTAGAGCGACACCACTCCCGATGGGTTGGAACGCTTGCGCAGTTTAATAGGTTCTTTGTTCAT